GTGCTACAGGACCTGGCCAGCATGTTCCGCGGCATCAGCTTCTACGCGGCGGGGCAGATCATGGCCTCGGCGGACATGCCTAAGGACCCGGTCTATACCTACAGCCAGGCCAACGTGGTCGACGGGAAGTTCACGTACACCGGCAGCGGCAGCAAGGCACGGCACACGGTGGCGTTGGTGTCCTGGTCCGACCCGGACGACTTCGGCCGGCAGAAGGTCGAGCCGGTCCAGCTGCAGGAAGGGATTGCCCGCTACGGCGTGAACCAGATCGAGGTGACGGCCTTCGGCTGCCACTCCAAGTCGCAGGCCCAGCGCGTGGGGCTGCACATCCTCTACAGTGAGAATCTGGAGACGGAGACCGTCAACTTCGCCGTGGGTCTCGATGCCCTGAACTGCATGCCCGGTGACGTGATCCAGGTCGCCGATGCCAAGCGCGCGGGGCGGCGCAACTCCGGTCGCATCAGCGCGGCCGCGGCGAGCAGCCTTACCCTGGATGTGGTGCCGCCCTCGATGCAGGCCGGGGACCTCTTGCGGGCGACGCTGCCGGGCGGGAAGACCGAGGCCCGCACCATCAGCGCGGTCAACCCGGAGACGCGCGTGGTGACCGTCTCTGCGCCTTGGAGCGCGATCCCGGTGGTGCAGTCGATCTGGGCGACGGAGTCGACCGACCTGGTGATGCAGCAGTTCCGGGTGATCAGCATCACGGAGGAAGAGGGGCTGACCTATCGCGTCACCGCGCTGCAGCACCGCCCGGACAAGTTCGCGGCCATCGATGACGGCACCCGGCTGGAGCCGCCGCCCATCAGCATCGTACCGCCCAGCGTGCAGCCGCCGCCGGCGAACGTGCGCCTGTCCTCGCATGTGGTGATCGACCAGGGCATTGCCACGCCGGTGCTGACCATTGAATGGGATGCGGCCGACAAGGCGATTGCCTACGACGTGGAATGGCGCCGGGACGATCTGAACTGGGTGCGTGTGGGGCGCGTGGGCACGGCCAGCGCGGAGGTGCGCGGGGTCTATGCGGGCAAGTACCTGGCCCGGGTGCGTGCGGTGAATGCGCTCAATGCGGTGTCGCAGCCTGCCCTCAGTGTCCTCACCGACATTCAGGGGAAGACGGAGCCGCCGCCGGCGCTGACCTCCCTGACGGCAGCGTCAGTGGTGTTCGGCATCCAGCTGGCCTGGGCGTTCCCGCCCGGGGCAACCGACACGCAACGCACCGAGATCTGGCGCAGCGCTGGCCCGAACCTGGAGAACGCGACGAAGCTGGGCGATTTCGCCTATCCCCAGAACCGGCACCGGCTCGATGGCCTGGCCGCCGGCGCGAAGTTCTACTTCTGGGGTCGGTTGGTGGACCGCAGCGGCAACATCGGGCCGTGGTATCCCGCTGGCGCTGGTGTAGTGGGCGAGGCGAGCACCGACGTGACCGAGTATGACGCCTACTTCTCCGGCCTCATCAACAAGAGCGCGCTGGGGCGGGAGCTGCTGTCGGAGATCGAGAGCATCAGCAGTATCGCCCCGTTGATCTGGGCCGCAGATGCCACGTATGAGTCGGGCCAAACGGTGGTGCACAACGGCAAGATCTGGTTGTGGACCGACGCCGCCCCCGGCAACGAGGAGCCCCCGGGCACGAAGTGGAAGAGCGTCGGCGATGCGGTGGCCGAGGCCGGTGCGTTGGCCGGGCGGATCGATCAGCTGGAGCTGGATGTTACGGAGGTGGACGGCAAGGTCACGGCGGTGGGCAACCGCGTAGATGGCTTGGTGGCGCAATACAGCGCGGAGCACGCCGGCGATGGGGACTGGAACGCGGGCGATGAGGACGCGTTTGCCGGCACGATCACCACGCTTACGGTCATCGCCAGCGGAGACTACGCGCTGGGCCGGCGTGTGGATACCACCGAAGCAGCGGTAGGCGAGACCCGGGCGATGGTGCAGGCCACCTCGCAGGCTCTGGTCGACTTGGACGGACAGATCAGCGCGTCGTACAGCCTGAAGCTGCAGATTGCAGCCAACGGCCAGTACTACGCAGCTGGCATGGGCATCGGCATCGAGAACCAGCCGGACGGCAGCTACCAGAGCCAGGTGCTGTTTACCGCCGACCGCTTCGCGTTCGTCAACCTGGTCAATGGGCAGCTGACCTCGCCGTTCGTGATCCAGGGCGGCCAGACCTTCATCAATCAGGCGCTGATCGGCACCGCGTGGATCACCAGCGCCAATATTGCCGATGCCGCGATCACCAACGCGAAGATCAGCGGGGCGATCCAGTCCGATGACTACGTCGCTGGCCAGACCGGCTGGAGGATCGACAAGGCTGCCGGCGGTGGGTTCCAGTTCAACGGCATGGTGGCCGGCGGATATCGCCTGAACATCACCAACCAGGGCGTCTACATCTACTACCCGAACGGCAACCCGGCCGTCGAACTTGGAGTGCTGCTGTAATGGCCGATGTGGGTCTGCGGGTGAGGAGCGAGAGCGGGTATGTGGAGACTACGGTCACCACACGTCTGAGCAAGATCATCGGGTCGTACAGGTTCCCGCTCTACAACCCGGTCAACTCCAACAACAAGTGGGTAGCGCCGCCGGAGGCAAATGGAGGGCTCATCGTCAATGACTTTTTAGGCGGTGAGCCCTTCTACTACTTCACCTGCGAGGGCCAACGATCGGTGTACGGAATGCTGGTTCCTTCGGTGACCATCTCGGGGAACAGCATCAACTGGAGCTGGGACCCTGACGTGGTGAACTACCACGTCAGGATGGAGATGTTCCCGAGCAAGCCCACGACGGACACCGTCGGCGGCATCACCCTTCATTACGGGATATACAGCTGATGGCCGTCGGACTACGCGTGCGAAACCAGGGAACCGGGCAGATCCAGATTGGGGCTGGCTATCGGAATCTACAGTTGGCCAAGTCAGGGACGCTCAACACCGGAACTTTCTCCGGCGGCGGGACCGGCGGCTCGCCGCCGTCTGCCCTGTGGTCGCCGAGCGGGGTCCTGGCTTCAACGAACGGAACAACGAATCTCCATGTCTGCCGCTACATCAACGACAGCGTGGCGACCACAACGGGATTCACTCTGGTTCAGACCGGGGTGACGTGTTTCGTCTACGCTTCCAACCAGGCGCCGAACAAGACGTTGGAGTACTACACGTTCAATGCTACCGAGCGTGCGGCCAGTGGACCGGTGGGTCTGCGCATGCGTGGCGAAGACGGCACGGTCTTCTACGACTCCCGACGCAAGGGTCTTCGGGTACTCCAGGTGGTGGCGCTGCCAACAGTCCCAGGGCCTCCCGTTGAGATTGGCCAGTTCTTCCCCGGCGTTAAAATCGGCATTGCCATCCCGTCGCCGCGCTTCTACTACTTCTCGCAGTCACAGGATCGGTGCACCATGAATGCCGACCATTTCCACATGACCAGCGACAACCGGATCTTCCTCTCGCGGTTGCAGGTAACCCAACAGACTTTGATCACCAACACCTTCCCGGTGGGCGGTGTGACGATGGGCCCGCAGAACGCCACGATCTTCATCGTGGACCTGACAGAGGTTCCGCTGGGGTTCGGGTGAGGGGAACCCTCACGCGGCCGCAACAGGCGCTGCGGCCAGATGGCAGCCATGTGCTATTCCGCCCAGATAACCGCCGCCTATCAGAAGCTGGTCAGGATGACCGGCGCCACCCTGTCGCTCCAGGAGTTCGCTGCGCTCTACGCGCACGACCCAGGCAAGAAACGACCCAAGACGCCAAAGGCCATGGATGACGCTTTCCGGGCCGGCGCCAGCACGGCGGAGCTGGCGGTGTGGGCCGAGGTTGAGCAATGGAATAGGGCCGAGGCCACCATCCTGGAGCAGGAGCTGTTCGCCAACCGCAAGCGGCTGGCCGACGCTGAGCGCGCGCTGCAGGTGAAGGAGACAAAGAAGGCCCGGGAGGACGTGCGGATCGCCGGCAACAAGATCGAGCGGGCCAAGGCGCGGCTGGCGGATCTGCAGCGCGTTGAGCCGAAGGACCGCGACAGCCGCATCTTCCCCGGCGTCTACGCCCCGGTGATCGTCTCCGAGGGCGGGAAGCTGGTCATCAAGCCGATGCGCTACCAGTGCCGCCTGGCCGGGAAGCCGGCCAACTACGACCAGCGCTTCCCCGGCACCTACAACGCCCGTCGCGACAGCCTGGAGAAGTTCTGGGCGCCGGCATTCGGCCACACCCACGGCCTGATGGTGGTCGACACGTTCTACGAGAACGTCGAGGGGCCGGACGGGAAGAACCAGGTGGTGCAGTTCACCCCGCGCACGGGCGAGCCGATGCTGGTGGCGTGCCTGTGGTCGCACTGGAAGGACCCGGCCGGCAAAGAGCCGGATCTGCTGTCGTTCGCTGCGATCACCGACGACCCCGAGCCCGAGGTGGCCGCCGCCGGACACGACCGGACCATCATCAACATCAAGCCCGAGCATGTGAACGCCTGGCTCAACCCAGACCCAGCCAGCCTGGACGCCCTGTACCGTATCTTCGACGACAAGCGGCACCCGTTCTATGAGCACCGGCTGGCGGCGTAGGGAACATCCGATGCCGCGCCGCGCTGCAGCTCGATGGCGCAGGGTGGGCGGGCAGGGCATGCTAGCCCTGCCGGTTCCGGGGCCGCAGGCCGCTCAACCCGGGGGCGCCTGAGAAGCGCGACGCCGGCACCCATCCCGAACGATTCAGGCAGGCAGCCGCCGCATTCGCAGGATGTGCGACTGAGGAACGTATTCTTCCGGCCATGCAGTCCTCCCACGGCTTCCGCACCGCCCCGATCACCTCTGGCTGGATCCAGACGGGTGAGCGCTGGGCGCTTTGGTACAACGGCCGCGAGACGGCCAGCGTCACTCCCGACGAGAGGCCAGGGGTGCGTCTGTCGATGGAAGGTCAGAAGATGTGGCAGGTCAAGGAAGTGCGCGCGGCCAACGTCCGGCAGGCGAAGCGTTACGCCGAGCGCTGGTGCGCGGCTAGGCTGTATCCCGAGCTGCCGCTGCGTGAGGCCGTCGCACGGCTGACCGACAGCACCCCAATTCGGCCGGAGCCGCCGCTGCCCGGCCTGCCATCAACCCGTGAGCAGCACCAACAGGCTCGGCGCCTGGCTGAGGCCGGAGCGAAGGAGGTTGAGCGGATCAAGGCGGCGCTGGAACCGCGCAAGCCGCCAGCGGATCCGAAGCCCCGCCCAAGGGACGCGCGCAAGGCGTGGGTGAGGGCGGGGCTCCGGGATCTGCGCGGTTGGTAGAAGGTTCCCGAATACAAGGCTACTGCCCATTGCAGTAGTAGGGCCTTGGCGCCCTGCCTCCTGAATTGAGCTCCATCTAACTCATTGACTACAACGCACAGTCCGCCAGCCTTCTAAGCCTACTGCCTCTTATCGAACCTTCGTGGGCAGAATGTGATAAAACCCAGCTTGCATGATGTGAGCCAGGGGATCATGGAAGGATGTTCATTTCTAGTGTGCGGGTGACTAATTTCAGGTCGCTCGTCGACTTGCACGTCGATTTTACAGTTTACACCGCGTTGGTTGGCCTCAACGATGCGGGCAAAAGCAACGTTCTTCGCGCTCTCAATCTGTTTTTCAATCAGGAAACTGATATTGATGAGCCGTTGGTATTTGAGAGGGATTTCTCTCAGAAGGCACGAGTTGGTAAGAAAAAGGCGCGAGAAATAGTCATTGAGCTGGAGCTTCAGCCTCCGGCGCACTATCGCGACGCCGAGGCGATAATTTGGCGAAAGGTCTACCGAGGGGGGCCACAGGATCCGTTCCCGGATGAGATTAGGCGGAAGGATGGGCAGCCCTTTTCACCGAACTCGAGAGTCAACTACTGGGCGCGAAGCCTCGCTTTTGAATACGTTCCCGCAGTTCGTGGGAGACCTTTTTTCAACATACTTAAGCGACGCCTTCATGCTGCTCTGGCAGCGACCGTGGCTGGAAAGCTCAAAGAAGCATCCGGGATGTTTTTAGAGGGCCTCCGCGCAGAGGTCGCAAAGATCGAGCAGGATTCCCTGCGCTTGCTCGATCTGAGAACAGAATTCTCCCTGCCGGAGGATCTTGGTGATCTATTTGAGGCACTGGAGTTCAGTTCTTCAGACGTCGGCGTTTTGACTGCGCTTCACAACAGAGGTGATGGCGTTCAAGGACGACACGTTCCACTTATTCTGAAATTCTTGGCGGAACAACGGAAGAAGAATTCTGCCAAGGGCAAGCCGGCTCCTGAAACAATTTGGGGGTTCGAGGAGCCGGAGAATAATCTTGAGCTTGCGAAGCAAGTAGAGGTTGCTCGTGAATTTGGGGAGTATTCAAAGGATGTGCAAATAATAGTAAGTACACACTCTCCGGCCTTCTACAAAGTCGCAAAGGATAGCGAGTCCGGGTCTATCCAATTTGCAGCTCGTATCGATGGGCGAACTCAGTTTCGCGATGAACCATTGCCCGAGGCCGTTGACGGCACCTTGGGGCTTATGCCGTTTG